AATTATATATTTATCCAGCACCCGATAATTCTACTGATGTTATTTCTTATTGGAGAATAAGAAAAATAGAAGATATTACAGCTTTAAGTTCAAGTGGAAATGAACAAGATATTGATATTCCTTTTCGATTTTACGAATGTATGGTTGCAGGTTTAGCTTATTATATGGGAATGAAAAGACCGAATGTAGATTTAAATAAATTATCATATTTAAAAGCTGAATATGAAACTGCATTTACGAGAGCGAAAGACGCAGATTTAAATGAAACATTTAGAATAGTTCCAGGTTACCGAAGTGGCTTTTAACAAACGTGGACCTAGAAAAGCACCTTCTTTTCCTTTTGCTAAAGGAAAATATGCTCGAGCAATTTCAGATCGTTCAGGATTAGAATATCCTTATTTAGAAATGGTTCGTGAATGGAACGGACTTTTAGTTCATACTAGCGAATATGAATCTAAACAACCACAACTCGATCCAATAGTTTTTAGTGATCCAGAAGCACTAAAGAATGCCAGACCTCAGGCTCCTCTTTCAGCTACAGGAGGCGTACCTAATCAATTATCAGTAATCTATCCGGGCACTTTCGGAGACACAGGACAGGAAGTAGGAGTAGCTACCGGAAACCAAATTGGATTGGAGTTAGGAAATGTCTCAGTCGTCATCAGCTAAAGATGCATATATAATGCTTTGTACACCATGTTATGGTGGTATGATGCATGAAGCTTATTTTCACAGTGTCGTAAAATTATTTCAAGAAGCAAGAGATAAAGAATTTAAAATTCATTTAAACACTATGGGAAACGAAAGTTTAATTACAAGAGGAAGAAACACGATGGTATCTCAATTTATGGATAATGAACATTGTACTCATTTATTATTTGTAGATTCCGATATCGCTTTCTATCCTGAATTAGTTACTAAATTATTAGAATACGATAAAGATGTTGTAACAGCGATTTATCCTCGAAAGACTATTGAATGGAAAAATTTAGAATACTACGTTAAAAAAGGAGATCTAAAAACTATGGAGCAAAAGTTATTAGGATATAACTTAAACTTTCCTGATCCCTTAAATATAGACGTACAAGACGGATTTGTAGAAGTATTAGATGCCGCTACAGGATTTATGCTTATTAAAAAAGACGTATTTGTAAAAATGAGAGAAGCGTATCCTGAATTAAAATATACTTCCGATCAGATTATTAATAATAATAAATATTCTAGTGATTGGTGCTATGCTTTTTTCGATTGTATGATTGATCCTAAAAGTAATCGATATTTAAGTGAAGATTATACATTCTGTCGTAGATGGCAGCAAATAGGTGGAAAAATATACGCTGAAATAACATATCCATTAACTCATTACGGAACTTACGGTTTTAGAGGAAATGTATCGCATAAATTTGCAAAAAAAGATAGTATAGACGCATAATGGCAACAACTTACGCAGATTTAAAGACAGATATCCAGACTTGGATGCAAAATACAGGAACGGATTTTACTAATCAATTAGATACGTTTATTAATAATACGGAACAGCGATTATTAAGAGAAATCGATCCTGAAGCATTTGTCTTTAATAAATTTACTAATTTAACAAGCGGTAATCGTTTTTTAGCTAATCCTAGCGATCTTTTAATTATAAAAAATCTTTTAATAGAAAACGGTAGTGATAGAATTTTTCTTGAAATGAAAACAGATGAATTTATTTATGAGTATTGGCCGGACGATAGTCAAACAGGAGTTCCTAAATATTTCGCTAATTATGATGATGATTCAACTTTACTTGCGCCTACTCCAGATTCAAATTATCGAGTAGAAATGCAGTATGTTGGAAGAATTGAAACTCTTTCTACAACCAATACAACTAACTGGTTAACAGAAAACGCTGATGACGCACTACTTTACGGTTGTTTATCGGAAGCTTCTATTTTTACAAAGAATATGGAAGATTATGCGTTATATGATAAAAGATATCAGGAAATCGTAGCTGGATTGAATAATCAATCAAGAAGGCGCAGACGAACTGACTACAAATTCCCTGCTAGCCCTGCTGGCACGGATACCTTGACAGGAAGCCAATAAGGAGGTAATACTATGGCAATATCGCAAGCACTCTGTACTGTATTTAAGCAGGATTTAATGGACGCAGGACAAGATCTGACTTCAGCAACATTAAAGATAGCTTTATATACTAGTTCAGCAACTTTAGACGGAACAACAACCGCCTATTCTACATCTAATGAAGTAACCGGAACAGGTTACACTGCGGGTGGAGAAACATTAACAAACGTAGTCGTTGCAACAGACGGAACGACAGCTTATCTCGATTGTGATAACGTATCATGGTCAAGTGCTACAATTACAGCAAGAGGAGCGTTAATTTATAATAACTCTAACTCTAATTCAGCTATTTGTGTACTCGATTTTACAACTGATAAGTCATCTTCAAATGGAACATTTGAGATACAGTTTCCAGCACCTGGTGCTAGTACTGCGTTAATTAGAATTGCTTAATGGCGTTTGTATTAAACGATAGAGTAAAGGAAGAAACAACTACAACTGGTACAGGTACCATTTCTTTAGATGGCGCAGTTGATGGTTTCGAATCTTTTGTATCAGGAATAGGCAACAGTAATAATACTTACTATGCAATAGTAGGAGGTTCTGAATGGGAAGTAGGAATCGGAACAGTTACTGATGCTACTCCTGATACTTTATCGAGAGATACAATATTAACTAGTTCTAATTCAGATAATGCTGTTAATTTTAGTGCTGGTACGAAATCTGTATTTTGTACTTTACCTGCTTCAAAAACAGTATACATTGATAGTGATGGCAACACTGTAGGAGCGGCCTCCGAAGCATTTGCTATTACAATGGCGGCAAGTTTATAATGGCTAATAATTTTACATTTAATGGGGCAAGCTTAACAGATGCTACCCTTACAACTATTTTTACTACAACTAATAAAAAAGTAATTGTAGGATTATTATGTTCTAATACAGGTAGTGCTGCAATTAACGTTTCCGTTAAAATTGACCCTGACGGAACAGGTGCTAGTGAACGATTCTTAGTTAAAAATGCAGCTGTACCGCAAAATTCTTCTTTAGAGATAATATCAGGAAAAGTTGTTTTACCAGCTTCTGGTAAAATAAAAGCACAAAGTTCAGCATCTGGAGGAGATTGCGATATTAATGTTTCTTCAATAGATGGTGTTAGCTAATGGCTTATATCGGTGCAGCTCCTCGTAATAATTTTGCAAGTTTAACCAGTCAACAGATTACTGGTGATGGTGGTTCTGTTTATACTTTAGATCGTCAAGTCACTGTACCCGAAGATTTGGCTTTGTTCGTCAATGAGGTGAGGCAGAATCCGAACACTTATACAATTTCCAATAGTGGACTTCAATTAAACTTAGGGGGAAATATCTCTGCGAGTGATACTTGTTATGTGGTCTACTTACAACAAACTTTAGAATCAGTTGGCCCGACACCAAGCACCGTGCAAGGCACAGCGTGTGCTCCTCAATTCTTTCAAAACAATCAACAGACTTTTAATGATTTAACTTTACCTGCCAATAGAAATTGCTCACTGGTAGGAACAATAACTGTAGCAGCAGGTAACACTATTACTATTCCTGCTACCTCAACCTTGGTGATCATATGACCAGTATTTTAGAAGTAGAACAACTCGATACGTTAAGCAGTAATGCTTCGAGTACCTTGACGATTGGTGGAACGAATACCACGACAATTGCTTTTGGTCCCAATGTAACTACGACACCGAGTAGTCTTGCGAATACCCCTGCTTTCAAAGTAGATAAAACAAGCACTCAATCTATAAGTGATGGTGTTTGGACAAAAGTAACTTTTACTAATGAGTATTATGATACAGATAATGCATTTGCTGATTCAAAATTTACAGTTCCTTCTGCTAAAGCAGGTAAATATTTTTTTTCTGCTATGTTAAGATGTACGGCTGATAATGGAACAGCAGAATATTACAGTTTAGCTTTTTATAAAAATGGCAATAGAGAATCAATTACCAATCAATTACAAACAGCGGACAATCAATTAAGAAATTCACATATATTTGCTTCTGCAACTTTTAATTTATCAGTAGGACAATACATAGAGGTTTATGCAAATTTTGGAGCAAACAATCCCGTTGTTGGAGGTAGTGCGTCTCAAGATATTGCTTCTTTTTTTACAGGATTTAAATTAATAGGAGTATAATGAGCAACATCTTAGTCAACACCATTAAAGACACAGGCAATAATACGTTGCTCAGTAGTGACGGTTCAGGGTCCGTGACTCTTGGTTCAGGGTTCCCTCAGAATACTCCTAGTTTTAGAGCTTACGCTAGTTCGAACTTTACTACTGCAAATGGTACAAGAACTATTGTTCCTTTTGACAGTGTAACATTTGATACAGGAAATTATTTTAACACATCGACTTATCGGTACACACCATTAGTTGCTGGTTATTATAATTTTTTTGCTACAGTTAAAGCTAATTCTGCTACAGATGCAGAAAATTTCGTTATCTATATTAGAAAAAATGAAACAGAAATTATGGAAGTCACAAGTCCTCAATTATATTATAATTCTGTCAATGGTTCTATTATCACACATTTAGATGGTGTTGATGATTTTGTAGATGTATATGTCAGACAAGATAGTGGTGGTAATTTAGAATATAACGGATTAGATAAAAAAGTTTATTTTCAAGGGTTTAGATTAATAGGAGCATAAATGACAAGCAAGATCAAAGTAAACATACTCGCTGACGGTGGAGATAACTCAATCATCACCTCCGATGGTGCGGGAAGCTTTACTCCTGCTTCAGGATTAGCGACAGGTGTTCTTGCGATGACTCCTGCTTTTCATGCTTTTTTAAGTTCTACTCAAAGTTTATCAGATGATACTACAACAAAAGTTCAATGTAATAGTGAATTATATGATACCGATAATTGTTATGACAATTCTACTAACTATCGTTTTACACCAACAGTAGCAGGAAAATATTTTGTTTACGGAAGTTGGATGAGTGATAATAGTACCGCCTCTACTCTTCAATATGGTAATGCAAGAATACGAAAGAACGGCTCTGATATACTTTTTCAAGTTTTAGATTTTAGAAATAATTATGCTGGATATAGTAACACCTTTGCTGTATCTGGCGTTGTAGATTTTAATGGAACTACCGATTATGTAGAGTTGTATGCTACTATAAAAATTTCTTCAGGAACGACTGGAATTGGTGGTAATGCAACACATAGTAGAACCGCTTTTGGAGCATACAGGATTATAGGAGCATAGACCATGGCACTCACAACATTACCCACCGCAGCATTCGCCACAGGATCCGTGGGCACTTCACAATTAGCGGATGGTGCAGTGACCACCGAGAAGTTAGTAGCGGATGTCAACTTCCGTAACCTCATCATCAATGGTGATATGTCTATTGCACAGAGGTCAACCAGCACATCAAGTTACAGTGGAATATCATACAGCACGGTAGATAGATTCAAAACAGTTTTTGAATATGGCACCTACACAGTTAGCCAAGAATCTTTGTCTAGTGGTGCCGCCTACAACGCAGGATTTAGAACAGCATTCAAGGCTTTAGTCACTTCAACAGCATCTCCAGGAGCAGCAGGAGAACAAGTAACATTTGAGCAAAGAATAGAAGGACTAATGTGCCAAGCACTTAAAAAAGGCACATCAAATGCTGAAAGTTTAACTTTATCATTTTGGGTAAGGTCATCTAAAACTGGCACTAATCTACAAGTAAATTTAAGAGATAATGATAATGATAGAATCATTGGTGCCACATATGATATTAACACAGCAAACACATGGGAAAAGAAAACTTTTACATTCGCTGGAGACACTTCGGGAGCGTTAGACAACGATAATGGTCAATCTCTTATATTAGAATGGTGGTTAGATGGTGGTTCAAATTATTCTGGAGGATCAGTGCCTACCTCATGGCAAGCTAGAAATAATACTGATAGAAATGTAACAAACTTTGATTTGGCAGGTGGTACAGACGATTGGTGGATCACAGGAGTCCAACTCGAAGTCGGTACATCTGCTAGTAACTTTGAGTTCTTACCTTATGATGTGAATTTACAGAGGTGTCAAAGATATTTTGAATTTGCTGAAGGTGGATATCAAGGTCCTGTTTATGGAACTGCAACTGACATGAGAGTAAGTGTTCCTTTCAAAGTTACAAAAAGAGCCAATCCAACTCTTACTAAAATTAGTGGTAATGAAAATTGTTGTAGTTCAGTTACAGTAGTAGTAGCTTCTATAGACGAAACACTAGGTGCTAGAGTTCAAGGTACAAATGTTTTTTCAGCAGGTGCAGGTAAATATTGGAATGTCAAATTTAGTGCAGACTCGGAGTTATAAAAAATGATTACACAAGCAATATATGAAAAAGAAATAATTACACATAAAGACGGAACAGAAGAAGTAATCACTTTAGGAATTAGAGCTATTATAGACGAAGTAGAAATGATAGTTCCAATTTCTAATGATAACAGACACTATCAAGAAATACTCAAATGGGTAGCTGAAGGAAACACAATTACAGATAATGGAGGCGGTGAATAAATGCCCTACATCGGACAAGAACCCTTAACAGGACAATATATTATCTTAGATGATATATCTTCAAGTTTTGACGGAAGCACCGTTACTTTTAATTTAACGAATGGCACGGAGCCTGTGTACCCTCAAACAGAACAAAATCTAATTGTGAGTATTTCAGGTATTTATCAATACCCTCGAGATGCTTATATGATCTCTTCTAATCAAATTACCTTTACGTCCGCACCGCTAGCCACGGACACTTTTTCAGGAGTCGTGCTCGGAGATGTCTTATCAATCGGTAGTCCTACCAATAATAGTGTCACTTCCGAATCTCTAGGATCACAGTTTTATACCATTAACCGACAATCGGTCGTCAACGTGACCGTGGAGGCTGATGAGAATGGTATGGTCGCAGGACCTTTTTCAGTAACAGGAACAATTACAATTGAAAGTGGTGCCACTTTCGTTATATTATAAGCAACCATGAGTATCCTTAAAGTTGATTCAATGCAGTGTGTTTCGACCGACACGTCGATTAGTATGAATAATGCTGTCTATTTTCCCACAGGCACCTTAACTGATGGTGCTACGATTAATTGGAATGTCTTTGATAATCCAACTTGTCAAGTAACTTTGGGAGGGAATCGTACTTTAGCAGCACCGACTAATATGGTGGACGGTGGTTTTTATTCTATTCTCATCATTCAAGATGGCACCGGTTCACGAACCCTGACGTTCAATTCTGTCTACAAGTTCAACGGAGCAACAGCTCCTACGTTGACAACTACAGCAGGGGGAAAAGATTTATTAATTTTTAGAAGTGATGGTACGAATATGCTCGAAGCAGGAAGAAGTATAGGAATCGCCTAATGTTTGCTTTAGTAGAAAATAATCAGTTTATTAAAATCGTTAATTCCAATAAAGGAATTACGATTGGTGAGAATCAATATCCCAAATCTATTTTTACTTTATGGAGTAACAATGAAAGAGAAGCAATCGGTATCTACGAGGTACAGGTGGATAACACCAATAAAAAAGACGAAGCCTATTACATTAATACAGATGTTTCTTATAGCTTTAGCAACGGTGCTGTTGTGGGAGTGTATGGAACAGCTACT